TAGTCCGTCTTCTTGAAGATTATGCCGTGTTGGGGACTCCGACGATAACCGGATGATCGGGTCATTGAGTCCGTTGCCCACCGTGTCGCAACTCCAGGGCGACACAAAAACCAAAATGCCCAGAATCATAGTGCGGGTCTGGCTCTCGCGCGACCGAGCCCGGGAAGCTGAGTGCGAGCTCAAACAACTGCTAGGCGGGGAGCGTCCCTACCGCCAGGGCACATCCCGGGAGCTGCTTTGGGATTTTGCGAATTTAGAGCTGGCCCAGATGTTCAAGGTGCAGGCCGAACACACCCCGGGCGTGCAGCGAATCGAGATAAGCTGAGAACGTGCGGTCGTCAGCCTTCACGGTTTGCGTTCAGCTCGCGAGCGGCCTGATAAAAATATCGGGCGTCGTCAAGGTCGAACTTGAAACGTTGCAGGATGACACCGGCCGTGGAGTCTTCTTTTACGCGCTCTATAACGACATGAACGAGGAGATCGCGCACTTCCCCTTCAATATGGTGAGCGGCTGGTGGCGGCAACAGGAGCTCCGAAATTCCCAGGCAGTAGACCATCAACTCATGGCCGCCGACGCGTTGTAGGCCTTCCCTTGAGGCCGTATTTAGGTGAAAACAGCCTTTTGGGCGTACAATCACCTTAGTCTAGTTTTTCGAGGAGAATCCACCATGACATCATTTCGTGCCACCATCCTTGCGCTGGCCGCGCTATTTTTGGTTCTGGTTCAGTCCCAGAGTTGCAAGGCCCAGACCACCCACAATTTAGGCTCCCCGACGGCGGCGACAATCAACGAGTTCACGGTCAGCGACAATGGCAGCGGGGTACTGTACTCTTCAGGGGCTTCAGGGCCTGTCATCACGCAGTCGGGAGGCGGGTTTACGTCAGTCTGGAACGGCCAATCCCGGATCACATGCACGAGCGGCTACTGCTACACGACCAACGGCCAGGATGCGGAGACTAGGCCGTTCAATCACAAAGGCCCCACGCTCGCCCAGGTGGACTCGTCGGCAGTCGAGCTCCGCGGGCAGGACGTGCCATCGGCCAGCTACGTCGCGCTTGCCAAAGACGTGAATCTCGATGCGGCCTCAGGCGACGAAGCCCAAATGTTGAACACGATTTTCGATCACGAATTTCACGTCTACAATTTCGAGAAGGTCGACAACTACCTCTACCGGCAGGCGCTCGAAAAGGGCGCGCACATGAAGTGGGGCTGGAAGCCACTGCGCTCCCAGGACCTCGAAGCTCTCGGGAAGCTCGGTAGCGTGCCCGCCGACAATGGTGTGATCTTCCAGAAACAGTACGCGCGCCGCGTGCCGGCCAGAATTTTAGAAGACGTAAAGTGCGTGCGCGCAGAAGTCGAGGACGCCGTATTTCTGGTCAGTGACTTCGAATATGTTCAGCCAGACCCATTTTTGGCCATCTCAACACCCAAGCTGCTCGCGCAAGGCAAGCTCTGGATTGTAGACCGCTGGGACGAACCAACATTCGATGACGGTAAACCGGTGAAGGCGCGCTTAGAAGCACGTTCTAAAGAGTAATCCGCCTTGTGCTGAACTGGAGTTTCAGCACGTCGAACAGAAGACTCATAACCGGACCGTACGGTTATATTTCCGGTTCTCACCGCACCGCTAATCCAGTGCGATGCGAGACGCAGAATTCTTGAGTAATTATGTCGTTGACACTCGGAGATCTGATTCAAACCGGCGAGGATGTGGTCACACTGACCGGGAATCAAATCTTTGAATTCGAAGATGTCATCAAGGCACTCCCTCCGCAACGGGTCAACCACGCGCGGGTGCTCACCGCACTGAAGGGTGCGGCGAAGGTCCTGGGTTATCAGACCACGATAGGCCACGACAAAGGCGGTCTCATTCCCATCGGCTACTTCGCCGGGCGGCGCTGGTACGCGGAGCCGAAACAAATCGATTGGGGCGATTGCGGGTTGAATGTCCAGCAGATGCAATTCGCGCGCATGATCCAGAAGAGCGTCATTGCGGAATTCCGCGGCAGCGCCACCGTGCTCATGGATATGGCCGGGCACGTAACAAAGCCGGAAGCATTGGCGCGCTTTGAGCAGACGCTCGTCACCGCCCTGCACGCCTACGACACCGCCCGTACCGAGCGCCTGAATTTCCTTGAGGGGGAGTATAAGCGGATACTAAACGCCTTAGTGATGACAATCTGGCCCGATCCGCCGCAGGAAATCGGCGAGATTCTGGATGGTATCAAAGCGGATCTACAGTTCAACAGTGCGGCTGTGGGCGATCCCATCGGGGATCGGGAGCCGATATTTCCGTTCAGCGCGGCGGACATGCAGCGAGCGCGCGAGATGGGGCCGATGCCGATGACCCCCCACGATTCCGGCATCACGCTGAGTCAGGAAATCGAAATCAGCAAGATATTGCGCATGACGGACGCCGAGCTCGAACAGGAGCTTGAGAAGCTCGGCGTTACGGCAGCCGATGTGCGCCGAGAGTTTTACAAGTGCGTAGAGAAGGCACGGGCGGATTTCGACCGGCGTGGCGAGCCCTACACACCACAGCTTGAGGCAGCGATTCGTTCCGTTAAGGCGGACTCCATCGTGCTGCAGCAGCCCATGGATGCCAAGAAACCATGACACGGCGTGCATTCTTTGCCGCTCTCGCCGCGCTCCCGGTCTTCGCGCGCCTGCTGCCGAAGCCGAAGAAGCTTACCCTGTGGGAGCAATACCGCAAGGGCCGGTTGGGCCCACCCAACAATTTCGACTGGTACGTCCCGCAATCGAATCCTCGCGAAGACGACGGCGCCAGAATGGGTGCACTCGCCGTGGCTGAAGCAGCCGAGCTGGCCGAGCGCAACCTGAGGTGCGTGCTGAAGGCCTACGAGCCACGCTTGGGTCTACCAAGGATCATGAGTGACCCGGCGTAAATGTCTTGCCGCGCTGTTCGCCCCGCTGGCGACGAAGTTTGCCCGCAAAGCAACAAACCGGTGCTTCGCATTGAGTGGCCGGCCTCGGTACCTGCTCTCTGGATTGGACCGACCTTCCATGAAGGGGAATCTCGAGAGTCACGGTTGGTCGACAGTCCTGCTCAATGGCGACGATAAGGTCGTCATCTGCGAGGGCCTGCTGCACAACCTTGGGTTTAAGCGTGCGGTGGGCGCCGGCTACTACCATAACGGGGTCCTATCCTTCACAGAAGAGTATCCGAATCCCCTCCGTGCTGGAACCTCAGTCCAGCACAAGACGGCGTAATCCAGGCGCCCCTTAGTCTTTCATTTAATGCGTGGAGCGAGAGGGACTTGACGCACTTGCCTCTATCCCAACTTGATTCATCAGATCTAGGATCAGCAAAATAACCTCAGTCATTTGCGTGGCTCTCCTTTCCTGATCGTTCGTTTCAGTTTGCCGACGCGACCGCCGGCTGATTCATCTCGCCTTTCACCAGCCTGAGGTATTCCCGGGCCGCTTTGTAAAACAATTCTTTCTCCCGCCATGGCGTGTAGCCAGCGTCGAGGAAGGATAAAGCATTTTCCAAATCTTTCACTTCTTCAGGGGTCAAAGGCATTTTCTGTACTCCCAGTAAGAATTGGAGCATAAGGGATTTCAGGGAGCAAGGGCCGCGCCCGGGCGCGTTTAAGATCCGCACAGTGCTTGTCAGTCTTCAATCCAGAATTCGGCCGCGAGCACTTGGCCCGCATCAACGCCGAGAGAGCCAAGCGCAAAGCCGTATCGCCCGAAGCGATCAAGCGCCAGCTCCTCGAGGAGTTCGGGCCAAAGCTCCACTTCCTATTCGAACCGCATCCCTATAAGATCGCTTGGTCAGGGCGCTACGCAAAAAAGTCTTGGTCGTACGCTGCCGCCATTTTGCAGCTCGGCATGGAGCGGCCGCTGCGCATCGTGTGCCTGCGCGAGACCATGAACTCGCTCCAGGATTCAGTCCACGCGCTGCTCGAAGACCAGATCAAGCGGCTGAGGATCGGCAGCTTCTATACCTGTTACAAGAGCGACATCCGGGGCTCCAACGGGACTGAGATCTTCTATAAAGGCCTCCGCGGCGCCCGTGCCGATGCCATCAAGTCGATGGAAGGCTGCGACATCTTTTGGGTCGAAGAAGGCCAGACGGTATCGAAGGCATCTTTCCTGATCCTCGATCCGACCATCCGCAAGCCCGGCGCCGAGCTGTGGCTCACGATGAACCCCAGGTTTGCCGAAGACGATAGCTACAAACGCTGGGTGTTAAAGCCGCCGCCTACGGCGATCGTGGTCAAGCTCAACTACCGTGAAAACCAGTTTCTCACCCCCGAGATGCAGGAGAAGATCGACTTGTTAAAGGCCACCGACGAGGACGATTACCAGAACGTGTACGAGGGCGCCTGCCAGTCGACCGTCCAGGATGCGGTCTATAAGGCGCAAATCCAGAACGCGGAAAAGGAAGGGCGCTTCCGCACCTTGCCTTACGATGCAAGGTACGCCGTCGACGTGGCATTCGATCTGGGCTGGGGCGACATGGTGTCGATGTGGTTCTACCAGGCGCGGCCGTTTCAGACGCACTTCATCGATTATTACGAAAACACCCACCAGAACATGGATCACTACCTGCAATATATGCAGGGCCGCGGCTACACCTACGGGCAACTGGTGTTTCCCTGGGATGGCGGCGTGAAGCACGTCTCGACCGGCAAGTCGTCGGCAGATATCGCCAAAGGCAAAGGTTTCAAGATCCGGCTGCTCATCAAGGGAGCCGTGCACGACCGCATCGACATGGTCCGGACCATGTTTCCGCTCTATTTCTTCGATGCCGCCAAATGCGAGCAAGGCATCCAGCGGCTGCGCGAGTATCAGTGGGGCCCGCCATCTTCAACCGGAACCGTAAAACGTGAGCCGCTCCATGACATCAATTCGCACGCGGGGGACTGCCTGGGCTACGCCACACTGGCGTTGAAGACGCCGCCGGCAGGATCTCCGCAAGGATTGCCGCCCGCGCGCAGGACGAGCGGCGGATCGCTTGCCGGATTCAGGTAGGATAAGACTAGCTAGAGAGTCAGGTCGAGAACCCCGCGCGGGATCTGAGTCCGTCCGGGACGCTTCGATCCAAAGGAGTTGGAGGTAGCGGCGGGGCTGAGGCGGAACATCGTCGAATGGCAGTCGCGAGTCTTCTACGGTGTTCGCTTCCAGCGCTCGATTCAGGCTGGCGGTAAGCTTGGCAAATGCGGCTCCGTGGGTCATACCTCAACGCTAACAGCAAGCAGCTTGCGGTTCAAGTTTCTGATTCATGGCAGGCGCACAGATTTAGCGCACTACCCGGCGGATCGCTTGCCGGATTCAGGTAGGATAAGACTAGCTAGAGAGTCAGGTCGAGAACCCCCGCGCGGGATCGGGTTGTTTCCAGCTCCTCCTTTGTCCCGGTCCCGCCGCGGCTTCTTCTTATGCTTTCTAAAGTGCACAATTCGCCGTCGTTTTGTCGCGCCCTGGAGTTGCGCGACCTTGGGATTTGAATGCTGCGCTGGCTGCACGATTTTCTGTTTCCGTCCTGTCATACGTACTGCTGCGAGAATCTGAGAGAGCAAGTAGCCTATGAGCGCGGGAAGTTGGACGGAATACGGGAAGCCCACCGAGTAGTCAAGGAATCCTTGATGACTCGCGAATAATATGTAAAGTTCCGGCTCCGACTCCCAATCAATTCAAGACTTTCCGTAAGGCCTGTTATCAGAAGCTGCCATGATGCCCAAGGCCGAGTACGACGCGAAGATTCTCGCGGTGGTTCGATACTACGAACCGCTGATAATCGAAGCGGCCAGCCACCGCGACTTCGACGAATTCGACCGCCTGAAGCAGTCCGAACGCGCCGCGTGCGAACAAGTGCGCGCTGAATCGTTCGGCCAGATCGAATAAATGCTGCCAGCACCAGATTCAGGCCGCCTGACCAATTACGGCTGGCAGGGCGCGACCGCCGACGCCTTAGAGGGGTCACTGTGGATACGGTTCACCGATGGTACTACGGGCTATTACGACGGCGTCCCGCTCGATCTGTTCGCCCAGATGCGCTTGGCTCCATCAAAAGGCCAGTTCTTAAGCCAGCAGATTATTAAGGCTGGATACCAGTTTATAAGAGCTGAATTACCTCCAGAAGCTCAAACACAAACTTCTGATACGGAAAATTCCTCAGGAGCTTGATGCGTCTTGTGCGGCCCTGGATTTGCCGCACGTTCAGCGAGGACGGATTCGAGCGTCGCGAGCAAGTTTCGGGTCGTCTCGATTTTCCGCCGCAATACTCCAATGGGCCAGCCGCGCGCACGCTTCGCCGCGATCGAGCGAGCCGCTTGTTCAGAGACGCATTTCTTACAGATACAGGCACTCTTGTGTCTCGCGAATAGATCCGAGCGTTTCTTGCGTCCGCACCGGTCGCAGGTCATCAACTAAATCTTAGTCCCTCCGCGCTGAAACCTCAGTTCAGCGCGAAGCGGATTAAAGCAATCCGCAGTTTTCTTTAACGCCCTCACCTTCCGTTAAAATGTCTACCCTCATTGTCAGCCCGCCGGGCCCCCGCTTACCTCCTCCACCGACTCCGGAACGCTTTACCGGCAATAAGGCGGCGGACTGGTTTGAGAACGTAGTCCGTCCGGGACGCTTCGATCCAAAGGAGTTGGAGGTAGCGGCGGGGCTGAGGCGGAACATCGTCGAATGGCAGTCAGCGGAACACGAGTTCCTGAAAAACTCAGACTTTGAATTCGATTTCCTGTCGGGCCTGCAATGGATCGACGAGTACGGAGACCGCACCGACCGCCAGCATGAACTGGAGCGCAAAGGGCGCAACGCCTTCACCATCGACCTGCTGACACCGAGTGTGGAATTAGTCGTCAACCAGGTCCGCATCAACAAACTGGCCGCCTCATTCATCCCCTTGGGAGGCTCGGCCACGCAAGGGACGGCGGAGGTCCGCCAGGGACTTTACCGCAACATCGAGCGGGTATCGAAAGCCTCGATCGCGCGGGAGACCGCCTACCAGATGGCCGTATCGGTCGGCCGCGGCTATGAGCGGGTCCTCATTGAAGACGAGCCGGGGCCAAATTTCTATCGAAAGATCACCATCCGCAGGGTGGACTCGCTGCACTCGGTCGCCATCGATCCGACGTGCCTCGATTTCACCTATGCCGATGCCGCCTGGGGCTACACCTTTGACGATCTGTGGAAGGACGAATACGTCACCCAGTACGGGGACATGCCGGACGGCTCCGAGCGCGATCTCGACACCATGGGCCTCGGGCTCTTAGACGACGCGCAAAAGATGTTCTGGTTTCCCAAGGACAAGGTCAAGGTCGGCGAATATTGGAAGCGCATCTGGAAAATGCGGGAAGTCTGGAAGTGCGACGACGGCAAGGATTACTGGAAAGAGGATGTGCCGGAAGGCGTAGGCCTGGCCGACGTCCGGATCAACGTCAAGAAAAAGATGGATTCGACGCTCGAATGGCGCCGGATGTCGGGCACTCAGACGCTCGAGAAGCGCATCTGGCCGGGCAAGCTGATTCCGATTGTAGTATTCGTCGGCCGCGAAGTATTCCGGGGCCGCAAGCCCAAGATTCATTCGGGCATGGTGCGCGCCGCCATGGCGCCCTGCCGGATCCACAATTATATGGTTTCGCGCACCGTCGACGAGGTGGCGCTCTCACCCTTGCCGCACGTCTTTGCTCCGGAAGAAAGCTTCTCGCCCACCCAGGAGAAGATACTCACCGATATCAACAGCCATCCCTGGACGACCGTTTATTACAAGCCCCAGCAGGACGACCTAGGCCGCCAGCTCCCGGCGCCGGCCTGGGTATCGCCCTCGCCCAACATCCAGGCTGTCGTGCAGGCGACCGCCGGAGCCAAGGACGACCTCCAGCGCGTGCTCAACACCTACGCGCCGCAACTGGGCCAGGAGCAGGGCAAGCAATCCGGCTCTGCCATCAACCAGATCAAGGAATCGGGCGATATTTCGCACGCGGCTTTCCCGGATAACTACAGCCGCGGCCTCACCCAAGAGGCGGAAATCGTGAACGAACTGATGGACGTAACCTACACCGATAAACAGGTCATCACCATCACGGATCTCGACCAGCGCACCCGTCAGGTAAAGATCAACCAGGAATACCAGGACCCTCGCACCGGGAAGATGGTCAACCACATCTTCGGCAGCGCGGCCAAATATGGCGTCGAGATCGCGCCGTTCTATCCCTCGTCGCGCAAAGAAGCCGCGGCGCGCATTCTCGATCTCGCCAAGGCTCTGCCCCAGGAAATTGCCAAAGTCATGGATCTGCTGGTCCAGGACCTGGGCATTCCCAATTCCGAGAAGTACGCCGACCGGTGGCGTCCGCCCGGGTTCACAGACGAAGAAGACGGACCCGACATCACCCAGATCACGCAGCAGCGCGACCAGGCCGTCCAGCTTGCGAATCAGGCTCACCAGCTCATCCAGCAGCTTTTACAGAAGGTCGAAGAGCTGGGAGACAAGGACGCGATCGAGCGGTTGAAGATCGCCTCGAAAGAACGAATCTCGGCCGCCGGGGACATGGCGATGATCGTAGCAGCCGAAGTCAAGGCGAAAAGCGCCGGGGATCTTGCGGTCCTCAATGGCCGGATCGCGGGCATCCTGGCTGAGCTCGACAAAGCGACCGATGTCCAGGTGGCGGCACAGATGGCTGAAATGCAGCAGGCATCGTCTGGTACGCCACAAGCTCCCGACCAGTCTCAACCGGCTGGCGCGACCGGCCCAGCAGCACCTTCGCCTACGGGTGGCGGAGGTACACCACCGCCTGCAGGCGGCGCTGGGCCAGGAGTCTGATCGAAGACGCTAGGGCAATAGTGGCCTGGAGCAACATCCCCTCGAAGAGTTTGGGCGGGTGGGCCAGGACAATAAAGGCCTCCCATGGAAACACCCAGTGAGTTGTTAATCCGCTGCATCGAGGACTTCGGTGATTCCGAGGCCACGGTCGCGATCGTGATCTACCGCCAAGCGAACGGCGACATTTCCTGGCGCGTCACCGGCGAGTCGAACACCACCGAAGTGATCGGGATGCTCGATTGCGCCCATGCCGTCATGCTCCACAACTTCGTAAATCAGCAGTACCAGCCGCCGACACCGCCCGATGTATAGCTTACCCAAAGGCCTGGTCTTCCGCGCGATTGAAGGAGAACGGCCGCCGCTGGCAGATGGCGAATCCGAACTGGAGCGCTCGCGCTTTGTCTGCTATCGCTGTAGCCGGCAGGTGCATGCGCTCGTCATCTGCGACGGGCCAGTCTGCCCACGATGCACCGGGGTTGCGCAGATTCAGCGGGTGCTTTCCGGATCAGAAGATATTCCTGAACCGATCAGTCGGGAAGCCAAACAAGCTACTGAAATACTAGCCAGACACCATGGGATGCGGCATTTCCAATTAGACAAATCACCTAAACTAGCACCCACTTCAAAGACTGAATAGTCTCCGTTTCGCGGCGAACTGGATTATCGCCGCGTTGGGGAACCCCGACATAACCGAATTGTCCGGTCATTAGTCCGTTGCCCTCCGTGCGGCAAATCCAGTGCCGCACAAGACGAAGGAATTTTCAAAGGAAAAGATCATGAAAACAACCGTGAAGACAAAGATGCCTTCCAAGCCCAAGCCCGGTCAATTGCGCAGCGCGCATATCGAATACGATTCAGAAGGCGACGGCGCAACGACCACGCACATCCATGAACCGGAAGCAGGGAAGAAAGGCGAGCCCTGGAGTCCGGGACCGGCGCCGCATAAGAAAAGCTTCTCGACGCGCATGGAAGCCCATCACCACATGGCCAAGATGGCCGGGGTGAACGCGGACATGGCGGACGAGGGCGTAGAAGGCGATCCGGACGAAGATCAGAACGAGGATCAGGGCAACGAGCCGAATCCGGGAGCCACGCCGCAGATGGTTGCGAAATAAGGCGCGCCAAGACCATGGCGAAACTCACAGCAAGCAAACGCGCCGCGATCCCCGAGGATAAATTCCTCGGCCCGGGGCGCACGTTTCCAGCACCCGACGCCAGTCACGCGCGCGCGGCCATTCGTGACGCGCCGATCTCAGAGCACGCCGGGAACATTAGTGCGTCGACGGCTGCGTCGATCCAGGCGAAGGCCAGGAAGATCCTGAGGTTTCACAAGGGTAAGAAAGCCTAAAGCTAGGCGGCCCTGGCCAGCTCCTCGCGTTTGTCGGCGAGCTCGCCTCTCAGAATCTGCAGCCACGTCAGCACCGTGTAGAGGAAGATGACCAGACCAGCCACAAAGCCCTGGAAATAGATGTGGGACTTCCTGACGCCTGAAGGAGCCAGGAGCTCGAATAATTCATCGGTCGTGGGCGGCTGGCCGGTTGCGGCCGCGTGTTCGAAGATGCCGGCGAGACTACTCAGGTTTGGGTCGCGCGCCATCGATTGCATCGACTTGACGAATAAATCACCGGGCAGCTTCGCTTTCAGACCGACGAGTGACTGATCGAGAATGAAGCACTGCTTCTGGTATTCCCTGCGCTGATCGAGCGCATGGCCCAGAAGGTATATCTGGAAGGCCAGCATCAGAAGATAAAACCAGCGAGCGAAGGACATCCGCAGTAAAGAATAGCAAGTATGGCTCTAGAACGCGATCCACTCACGGGGCGGTTTTTGAAGCCGGGCAACGTGCCCGCGCCCAATTACTTCCCGGGATTCTCGAATCCCCACCCGAGGCGCCATACTGCCAGTCTGAGCAGTATCGCCGCTGTGGTCTTGGTGCTGGTCGTCTTATTCGCCTCGCTCGCCCTCATCGCCGGATTGCATATCTTTATTCGTGGCGAGGAAGCCCGGCAGGCGGCCCTCCAACCCTGGATCGAAGAGAAGACCACCCAGGTCGACCGGCTGGCTGGCGAGCTCGATAGCTGCCGGGTGACGCTCGCGTCCCAGATTGAAAAGGCCGACGCCGATCACGCCCAGGCCGAACGCGCGCGCCAGGCTGCCAGTGCCCAAAGACGAGAGAACCGGCGCGAGCGCGAAGCCTATGACCGGCAATGGCGGGAGTTGATCGAGCTGCTGCAACCGCAGAAGTAAGTGCCGACGTGCCGACTCGAACGGCTATCCGATTCGTCTTGTGGAGCCTCTCCTGGACAATTTCACTTGAGATTGCCCTTTCGTGGGGCCTTATATCCCCGGACTCCCACCGGTAGCAGGCAGACCCATACTTGCGTGTCTTCCTATCGGGGGCGACAAACCAGTCCCAACACCACGCCGACGCCAGCACATTAGCCATCGTAAACGAAATCCGGAGGTGCTGGAACTCCAGTCCAGCACAAGACCCAGCATCTTCATTCAACAAATTCAGCAATTCAATTCATCAGGAGAATTCACACCATGCCACTTACAGATTTAATTCAACAGCAGGAAGGCGGGACGCTGAGCGATCAGTTGCTCGGGCTTCTCAGAACCTTTCTCGTCAACCCGCTGGTCGCATCACTGACCATCGGACCGGCGGGCGGCGTCATCAATCAGCCGTCAGCCCTGGCGGTCAATGGAGCGATCGCGCCCAATACGCCGGCCAATTACGTCATCACCAAAGCGGGCGTTCTGGCCGACACCCTGGCCGCGCCGACCGTGGGAACAAGCGACGGAGTGACGATCACCATCACCTCGAACACCGCCAATGCGCACACCCTTACGGCTACCGGACTGCTGCAGACCGGCACGGCGAGTGTGAATGTGGCGACGTTTGCCGCTTTCGCGGGCGCCAGCTTGACGCTGCAGGCCTACCAGGGAAAGTGGAACGTGCTCGCCTCGAACGGCATCACCTTCAGCTAAAGCCATACTTGAGGTGCCCCCTGGTCCGGGTGTGGTGCGCTGGGAAATCCAGCGCCGGTGCCGATCGCCCATGAATCACCGGACCCGGGGGCTTAAGGGTTTGAATATGACCAAGCGCGAGCACGCCCTGGCTTCTCAATCGGGGAAGCCGAAATCGAAACCCTATGTGCGCCGCAAGGCTCCAATGGCCGAGCGGCGTCAGTTGAGCGCCGCGGCCGGGGCGACGGCGGATCCGATGCTCAAACAACCGGCTGACGTTGTTAGACCGACGTTGTTAAACTCTGAGTGATGCCGGTTGCCGTTCTTCAACGCCTTCTCAGATACCGGCTCTACAAAGCTGGCTATCCAACGTGCTGCGAAGAACACGCAAGACATTACTTCATGGTGATGTACGATCTTGGTCCGGATGGATACACCAGTTATAAGATGAGCCTGAGCTAAGTTTCTACAATGCTGCGTCTTGTGCCGACCTGGAGTATCGGCACGTTGAATCCCCGACTCATGACCGGATGATCCGGTTGTATGTCCTCCTCCCCTCCGCGCTGCAAATCCATTGGGGATACCCTGTGTCAGCGCCATCCCGGTCGTACAGAGCGTATCGCCAGTGCAGCGCAAAACGCATGAAAGTCCAATAATAAATGGTGCGAGAAACATTAACCTCTCAAGGCTGGCAGAAATCGGATACCCAGCAACTCCCGACTATAGATCCGGTTTGTGAAGCCTGCAACGGTCGAGGACTGGCAAAAGATCGCGAAGGGAAGCCAGACCCTACTCGAATCTGTGAAGCATGCGGGGGACGAGGAAGGATCAAGGAAAATTAAGTATGGCTTGGAAACCGGGACAATCGCGATTGTGTGTGCCCCTTCCACTGACAAATAACGACGATGAACTCGAATGGTCGTACATCTACGAAACCGGCCTGTGTAAGATCGAGGACACGATCAATCTGAGCACAGGCGAACGCCGCGAACGGGTACCGCACAAGCAGGTCCGCGCGCTGATGCCGGGCGATGCGATGACCTTCAAGAGGCTGCTCGATTCAGGTAACAGCGTACGCCAGCGCTCTGACGGCGCCATCGTAATGGAAACCTGGGTCGCGGCCGAACAATAATCCCCAACGCGGCGATAATCCAGTTCGCCGCGAAACGAAGGACAATCCCAATGCCTGAATTTCTCGAAGCAGCCCTGCGTCACGCAGCCAAGAAACACGGCTTCACCGGCGCTCATGCGGACAAGTACGTGTACGGTGCCCTCCAAAATATGCACGTGCTAAAAGGTAAACTTCTGACCGAAAAGGGCAAAGAGATGGAAGCCAAGCACGAGCGGGACATGAGAAGTCCGGTGAAGCGCACCTTGAAGGTGAAGCGGCGCCGCGATCTGGTGGAGCTAAAATAGGTGCATGCCAAAGCGTACAGGTACCAAGCTCAGTATCGTTCAAAAAGTCATACGGGAAATGGGCGCCAAGGGCGGAAGGATCGGCGGTAAACGGCGTCTGGAAACTATGACGCCAGAACAGCGTCGCCGTAGCGCCAAGAAAGCCGCTCGGGCTCGCTGGGCGAAAACAAAGAGAGAATAATGGCTTTTAAATCCGCACATCCTCTGTCGATCGAAGGCACCACCCCCAATGCCGCGCCACCATCCCCTTATATTGGCCTGGCCAGCCAGATCGGCTCACCGGCCATCAATCAGTTTGCCAAGACGGCCGCGGTAGCCAAAGCCGCGGCAAGTGCACCCAAGGCTCCCGCCGCGCCGAAACCGCCCATTCGGAGAATCAAGGTGAGGCGCCAGAGGTTTGCCAAGGTCTCGCCCTTCAGCCTGCCGACGACGCCACAGGCATACTGATTGCTTGACAGGTCGATGGGGTAAAGCAGCGTCGCCATTTCCGGCCCCATCGTCAAGCAATACTGAGAAGGAGATGCTTTCACGCCGCCTATTCCTCGGGATTCTTGGATCCGCCGCGGTTTTCCCCCGGGATCCGGAGCGCCTCTTATGGGTGCCGGGCAAGAAGGTCATTAGCGTGCCGGCGCCGCGCGCGAGAGAGAGACGGTATTTTACGCGTGATGTCGAAGTGGGGCCTTCGTTACAAGGACCTTTGTGGCATTCAATGCGCTGCCTCCGTCCGCTGTGCCGCCATCTCGAAGATTCGATTTTGGAAGACATTCACGCGCGGGCAGCAGCCGAGATGACAACCGCGACTTTCGTCGAATTGCCGTTGCCGTTTGGCACAGATTGCGCCATGACTTGGTCCGTAGGGCCCGCGGACCGTAGACGCCTTAGCTTCCGCCGAATGATGGCTCCGAACTTCGAAACTGGCACTCTTGTGATGCGCGTCGATTGCCTCGTCGAAATGTAGCGAAGCGCAAGGCTATTCGACCCGGACCTTTGAAAATGTGGACTCCGGATGAAGCAGTGCGATCGCCAGCGGGTCGACCATCGATAGCTGCGAGATCATGTCGACGCGTGTGGCTTTGCCGATAACGCGTCCAACTGCTCTTTTGTGAATCTTATGCCCCATGACCAACGCAAAATCGATCACGTCTCCTAATTGGGGTTCGGGTATCGGTGATGGATTCTCGACCACCACATAGCCCTGAAAATCCTGGAGCCACTGCGCCTCTTGCTCGTAATTCAGACCCAGCGGCATCATCTTTCGCCCGCCACCAGCTTCAGTTTTGCCGTCCCTACCGAGTCGATCCACTCGCGTACCTTGCCCCGGCACGGTGGAAGCGGATCACAGGCCTTGACGTATTGATGGAAAAGCATCGCGACCCAAAAGAATCCGAGCCAGTCGTGCTGGCCTAGAAAGTGCGCAAAAAAGAGCCAGCTCACTCCGACCGGGATGGGCAGACTGACCAGCAAAACTAACCGTAGGCCAATAGCAGAGGTGAGGCACTTATATGGATTCGCCAGGCCGTAGCCGATGGCGATACGCCGCAGAGCTTCAAAATCCCGCTCAAAGAAGAAGTTCCGCAGATAGCCAGAGAGGGCGAGAAACCAAACTGCCGCGGCAAACCAGGATACGCTCTGCGAGACATACGAGGATGCCGAATGCCCGCGCTCAATTAGCGCACCAACCTCAAGAGCTACCGCGCCTCCGACGAATAAATTCAGCCAGCGATCGAGCGTAATGCAGTCGATGCCCGACCAGCGCTGGAAGGACTGCAGGCGCTTTTCGAGCTTCCCGATGAGCCACTCGTCCAATCGCCTGAGCACGAAACCATTCTAGCTGCGGTTGTGCCGGTTATGCGCTCGATCAAAGGCCCCTTGCGGCGTCGGCTGGCCCACGGCAACTTCATCCATCAGCCTGCGGATCGCCACGGGGATTTTGGGCTGCGCGAGAGAAGTACCTCCGTGGCCGTTGTAGCAGACAGGGCATCGCCCCGCTTCGTCACATTCGCGCTGGCAACCGCAAGGACAGCCGCAGATTCCCGGCATCAATATTTTCCCCGGTGCGTGATCGCTGACATGCAATCCATCCTGCATTCTCTCAGCTTGCGAATCGCCGAGCTCCGGTCCGGGCACGGTGGTACGTGCTCGATAATGGTCGTCACCGCGGCCACCAGCGCGTGGCGGACCTCGTCGCCTCTGGCTTTCTGATCCTGATCGAGTGGATGGTAGGCAAAGAGATCCTGGATGGCATCGGCTGCCTGCTGGTCGACCGTGGTGGCCCGTGTGATGTCGATCATCTTCCTAGCTTATTAAAAAGGGCCGCGCGCTGCGGCCCTCTGCTCTGCTGATCCGCGACCTCCTTCCCTCACCGAATCGATACCTCAGATCGGCAAGTTCTTGCCTACGTAGGATACGCCTGCATGGGACGCCCCGGTAAAATCCCTCCGCACCGAAAATCCAGTTCGGTGCGAAACGCAAGAACGGCTCGCAATCGTAAATGCCAGTAGATCGTAAATTCCCAGGCATCCTGCACTGCTGCGTCTGCCGGCGTCCCTGGAAAAAGCATGTAGGAGCAGCATTACCCAAGCGCTGCCCCTACCCGGATTGCCAGTCACGCCGCTGGTTCGACGGCCGCGATCGCCGCGCGCACATCCAGGATGCCGACATTCCTTTAATAGGCAGGCAAATGATGGACCGGGCGCACGAAGCGATCCGTAACGGACGACAAAGTCAGCCATTGATAGGTGCTTGAGCACTCAATGCCCCAAGCTGCAATCAGCACATGTCAGTAGCGGTCGACGATACACGCACCTTCCGATCGGCGGTAGATCTCACTCCCGAGGATCAGCAATCCAACGTTGATTACTTTAAGGAGCAGGGTCTCGATGTCCAGGTCGAAGGCGAGGAAACGCCCGCCGCGCCAGTAACACCAGAACCGGAAACACCCCCACGGCCAGTCGAGAGTCAAGAACCCGAGTCGCAGGAACCTGCTGATCCAGGCGCTGATGCTCATGAGCCGACAGGCGAAACCCCGGCTATTGATGGAGAGAAGCCAGAAAAATTAGGTTGGAGAGCCAAGAAAAACCAGGAACTCCGGGACCTCAAAGCCAAGCTCGCCGAACGAGATGGCGCCAACGAAGAATTGCGCAGGCAATTGGCCGCAAGGGAAACCCCTGTGGCCGCAAGCCCCGCAACTTCTTTGTCGCCCGCTCCAGTCGCCGAAGCGCCCAAGGTAACGGAACCGCCGAAAGCCAAGGAATTCGAGAAGCCGCGCCCGGTTCGCCCCAAGTACGAGGATTTCGTCACCGCTGATGACCCCCTGGCCGCCTATAACGACGCGCTCGGGGAACACACGGAGAAGTTATCGGACTGGAAAGACGAGAAGCGCGAATTCGACAACGTTCAGAAACAGGCAATTCAGGATCAGGCCAGCGTCCGCCAGAGCGCACAGCAGGTACAGGTTGAACGGGAACGGGTAGCCCAGGAGAAAGTCGCTGCGATCAGAGTCGTACATCCCGACTTTGACGAAGTGACGAACAACAAGTTCAACCCGGTGCTCGCTTACGTGCTTAGGAATGCCGCGAAAAATGGTCTTGAAATCGGCTATCAACTGGGAAAACCCGAGAACGCGGATCTTCTAGCGACCCTCAGGCAATCGAGCGCACACAAAGAGACCGACAGTCAGACTGTGATTGAACAGAAGATTGCCGAGGCCACCTTTGACGTCGCTGAAATTGCCCAGGAGCTGAAGAAACGCGCGGGGAAGAATGCTCCACCCGCGGCGCCCAAAGCGGCCGCCGCTGCAGCCTCTGCGCAGACTCCACCCCCTGCGGCCCCTCCGGCGAAGAGGACGGCCGCCGAACCCCGAAGCGAAGAGGCAACGCCTGCTCCCTCGAGGAGCCGAGGTGCGGCCGCGGATCGATTCGAAGATATTCCCAAAGGCGACTATGATGCCCGGCGCAAATGGCGCGAGGCGCATGGGGAAGCTTAGGGCACTGCCGATTCTCCAACTTTGCTTCTAGCTACGCTCAGCCTTTTCCCCAAGGCGCTGCTAATCCAGTGCAGCGCGAGACGTAAGGAAATCGACTGAAGCGCGTTCAAGGTGTAACTCGTGGCTTTTTTAACATCCGACAAGATCCTGGACAAAGCTCTGGACCGGTATTCGACCGAGTCGGTGATTCTCCAGTTAGCGGACGGACGCTATGACAAAGAATGGGGCGACAAGGAAACCATAGGCGACCAGGTCGCGATCCGGCTCCCGATTTACGCCCGCGGCCGGCGTGGCGAGGAAGCCGATCCCCAGGCGCTCGATGAACGCGCCGTATTCCTGAAAATTCCCGCCGCCTACGGTTCCGATTCCTATATCACCGACCGGCAGCTCTCGATGGAACTGAACGATTTCACCGACCAGGTGCTCAACCCGCACATGGACCGCATTGTGTCGGACATCGCCATCAACGCCTGCAAAACGGTCGCCATGGGAGTTTCCAATTTCGTCGGCATCCCGGGCGTACTGCCGACCGCGCTCTCCACTTACACCGCAGCCGGAAGACTGCTCTCACAGGGCGGCACTCCGACCGGCTTGACCTCGCGCTACATGCTCGTCAACGCCGCGATGGATGAAGCCGCGGCTGCCGCCGGCCGCACGCTGTTCAACCCGACCGCCGAGATCGCCGAACAGTACAAAACCGGATCGATGGTCGGCAAATTGGGCTGGTTCTCGAATTTTACGTGGTACATGGAGCAAGCCTTGTACCAGCAGACCATCGGCCAGCTCGGTATCCTCCAAGGCAAAACGATCGGCGCGAACCAGGTCGGCAACACCATCCTGACCAACGGCTGGACCGTGAGCGTCAACGGCCTGCTCAACCAAGGGGACAAGGTCCAATTTGCCGGCGCCTTCATGGTGCATCCGGTATTGGGCACCAGCTACAACGACCTCCAGGCCTTCACCATCGCCCAAACCGTGAATTCCGATGCGGGCGGAAACGCCACGCTCGTGCTCACCGAGGCCATCGAGTTTGGAACGCCTTACGCCAACATCAGCGCGCTGATTCCGGCCGCCGCGAATATCTACGTCTGGGGCCAGCTCGCCGCCGGATGGATCGCCAACAATCTCGCGGGGCTCACCTTCACGCTCGGCATCGCGATGCACAAGTCGGCGCTGGTTTATGCCTCGCCCGACCTGATCCTGCCGCAGGACGTCGACCGCTATTCCGGCTCGACCCGCTCGGACAAGATGAAAGTCGGAATGCGGCTGTGGCGCGCATCGGACGTCAATAAAGGCCGCGTCATTACCCGGCTCGATGTCCTGATGGGCTTTCTGGTCGGCCAGTCCCGCAAGGGCTGCCTGATCTGCTCGGTGTAGAAGCGAAAACCGGGAACAGAGAGAAAACCAACATGATTACCATCACGACAACCACCGCCCCCATCCTCGCGACCGACGGAAGCATCTCGCTCACGGCCGTAACCGGCGTCACCGGGCCCGGCACCAACAAGACCACCCGGACGGTACTGTGGATCGACCGCGAGCAGATGGAAGTTTCGGCCAACCCCAACGGGTTGAGTGTTCCTGTAGTGCGCGGCACCAACGGCACGATCCGCGAATTCCATGCGTCCGGCGAACAGGTCTGGATCGGCGCCGAGTCCGATTTCGCGGCTTTCAGCGATGAAGGCCTGGGACTCTATAGCTCGCTCACCCGCGCCTTTGAAACCACGGCCCCATCGACGGCAATCGGAACGGCCACCCTCACCGAAGCGCAAGTGCTCGGTGGACTGATTACCGGCACCCCGGTCGGAGCGGCGAATTACACCATGCCGACGGCCGCGGCTCTGATCGCGGCCATGGGAGCTTTTGGTACACCCTTTATCGGGCAGAGCTTCTATTTCACCATTTTCAATACCAGCGCGGGGGCCAACACCATTACGCTCGTCGCCGGCACCGGCGGCACGGTTGTTGGAACCGCGACCGTGGCACAAAACAACGGAAAGCGCTTCCGGGTGGTTCTGACCAATGTGTTAGTCCCGGCCTTCAGCGTGTATTCGGAAGGGACCTTCGTATTTTAGGTTTTCTTCCCTTGAGACCCTGCGTTTCTGAAGCTTCTTCCGTCCTGTCCCGCCCTGGCGATACGCTCTGTTGCGAACGGTCGCTAGTAACCAGGGGTATCCCCACTGGAGTTGCGGGACGGTGGGGAGGGGATGGGATGGGTGGGCGTAGGGCGCTTTTTGGTGGGTTGATGAAAAACAAATCGCTCTTTTCCCTGCTCCTCACACTGGTGTTGCTTGCGCCGCCCGCGCATGCGCAAAGAGTCAATGTGATGATTACCTTCGCGGTCACGGGAACTCCGCAGCGCCTCGTGACGCAATCGACTCCAGAAAACCGTCTCCTGCTGCAGAGTAGACATTCCAACGTAGGCCTGATTACGATCATGCTCGGAATTCCGACAAAGGTTGCGTGCTCCACTTCAGCCACAACCCCATCGCAGATTACAGCGGAATTAGGACCGGGCGACGCCCTGCATCCCGGAAATTCACTGAGCGATCCACAAGGGGCAAATGGTAGCTCACCCCCGGACTTTGAGGATTTGGCACTCGCTTGCGCCGCAGGTACGGCGGGAGACCAGCTCATCGTTAGCTTTTGGCAAAGAAATTGAACGCGCTGACAGTTCAGCGTAAGACAGACGAAAGGCACAGAAACCCATGCACGCGAACTACCCGCGTAATATCGATTCACCAACGGTGAAAGATCCCGGCCGCCAGATCAAGGTGTTGACCGAAGCCGATCACAAGCGCGTATTTCCCGAGGACTACGAGCGCTTCCAGGCGGAGCTCGCCGGCGACCCGACCGGTGGCAGGGGAGTCTTTGACGAAGCCGCAACGGCTGCCGAGGAACGCGAGCGCTGCGCGGTGGTCGCAGAGACCTACCCCAAGAGCGGTAAGCTCGGCTCGGCGATCGCGGCCGCCATCCGCTCCCAGGTGACGGACCTCACGCGCTATCCCAAAGTGCTCAGGAATCCGGAAACGAGTCCGGTCAAAGGCGGCGACTTCACCGCGGCTGGCCTGAGGCCCGACACCTTCATCCGGCACGACCTCACCGTCGACGATCCGGCCGAAGAAGCCGAAGCGCGCGCGGCAGGCTTTACGCTCGTGGTCTCTCAAGCGCCACTGCCTGGGACCGAAGCACCGAAGCCCACACCGATCAACCAGGCGGCAGATGCCAGTTTCCCGAAAGTGCTGCGCGACCCGACGGTGCAAGAGAAACCGGATGCCACACACACTGAAATCCGGGACGGGAAATATGCAAAACCGGATGCTACGGTATCCAATCCAGTTCAAGAAGCAGCGGCAAGAGAACATGGATACACCGAAGTGGTTAAGCAGTCCGGTCCCATCAAGGCTTAATTAACAGATTGATTCGTCTGGCGGCGCACTGGATTAGCGCCGCCTTCGGATTTTGTTCTCGCCCGTTCGATCAGACGCTTGCGCAGGAGTTTCACCGGGTTCGGATTTCTTGCGGAGCTTCGCCTCCATCATCTTGTCGAATTGGGCGACGCGCTCTCTCGACATCAGCACATTCTTGAATTCCTCCGGTACCAGGTTCCAAGCGTCCTCAGGCAGCAACATCGACTGGACGTCGCCCCCGGGATTGCAGCGATGGCGCCAGGCAGACCGGAGCACGGATTCAATATCGGCGCGCCTCTCGGCCAGCTCGTCTCCCGTGTAAGGTCCGTCCACGATCGCCGCCCCCAGAAATTGAGTCCCTGGAGGCTTCGCAGGATCGCAAAAGCTCAGCCAATAGAGAGCCATCGTTTCAGAGTATCCCTCCCCAAGGTGCCGAAAATCCAGTTCGGCACAAGACGAACCATCCCAAAGAAATAGCCGATGCCAACAGTATTACAACTCTATAATGACGCCCTGTCGGATGCAGGATTACAGCAGCCGAACCAGACCACCTCAGGCGCGAACATCGCATTCACGCACCGCATGTTCGACGACATGGTGCGGACCTGGTCGAAGGTCAGGGAGCGGCTATTCTTCATTCCGGCGGCGAATTACACGCTGCTTGCAAATACGGGAGCCTATCAGATCGGACCGGGAGCCGCTCAGTTCAACACTAATAACGTGGCGCCGAATCCGCTCTACACCCGGCCGCTCTTTATTCAGTCGGCGCAGGTGATCGTCGGAAACGCGCGGAAATTCTCGCTGAACATTCTCACGCGCCCTAATTGGGACGTGTTGCAAACACAGACGCTGGTCGATCCCGATGGCCCGACCGATCTGTTCTACGATTTCAATCACCCGATCTCGACCATTTACGTCGCGCCCATGCCGGGCGGCGGGGGATGGCTGGCCGGGCAGCAGCTTATCTTGAGCCAATGGAATCCGCTCAAGGTGTTCTATCCGGGCGATGAGGCGAAGCTGGTCCAGGATTATTACCCCGAGTCCTATTTCCTCGCGCTACGCAAGGGCCTCGCGATTCAGCTCTGCGACGCCTTTAACAAACCGGTGACACAGCAGCTACTCGGCGTCTTCCAGGGTGCATTATCCGCCATTGAGAATGACAATCGGGATAAGGTGTCGGCGGCATTCGGACCGTCGCGGACGTTGCAGGGACCGACTAAAGGTGATGGAATCATGGCTCCGGGAATTCCGCCGGGACAAGCTCAACAATGAGCTTTATGCGTTTTGTGCGGCACTGGCGATACGCTCTGTACGACCGGGATGGCGCTGACACAGGGTATCCCCAATGGATTTGCCGCACGGCGGGGATTATTCTCGCGTGAGCAGGATCGCTCCGTGCTGATTGATCGCATCGATGAGTTCCTGTGCGCCGTCAACCTTAGCGTCGCGCAGACCAGCAAGATAGGCCAGTTCACCCTTTCCGATGAGCTGCGGACCAGTACCGAACTCGACCATGAGATCGCGTAACTGGATGTCTCCAACCGCGTGCTTGGTTTGTGGAGTGGCGGGCTCCCAGTAAAGCGATTGGCTCATTGCTTTCCCGATGAACCGAAGCCCGACTCACCCCGGTCGGGGGCTGGAATGGGCTGAGCATCTTGGATCTTGCGCAGGTGTTCGAGCGCTCGATCGCTATCGAGGAAATTGCCTTGGCCGCCAGCTTGATTAGCTATATAGCCCAACGCGAAAATGAGCGCAGCCTTTTGCTCGGCGTTCATTGCTTCCTGCCTCGCGCTTCACCGACCCGAATTCCAATGTTCAAACCGAGCGTCATT